CAGTTGATAGAGTACTTTGTGCAGCAGTCCATATTGTATCAATCTTGTCAATAAATGCTGCCTCGTCAAGTATCAATAATGACAGAGCCTCTGAACGACCTGCATCTTCAGTAGATGATATCGCTTTTACTTGTGAACCATTTGAGTATCGTAATGATAATTTGTTGTCCTCAACACACTTTGACTTAACCCAACTCGGTAAGTTTGCGTGCATCACTCGGATTTTCGTAACCAAGTTTTTAGCAGTATCTTGTTTTGTGGCGATAACCAATATATTCTTATCACTCTGAAATGTCATCATCCATAATGCGTATCCAGCGGTAAGTGTGGATATACCTAACTGACGAGCTTTCAGAATAACATTGTAATTGTGTTTTTCAAAATCATATATTGTACTTTCTTGAAATTTATATAATGCAAATGGAATTTTACCCTGTATTGGATGTTGTATAACAGCATACTTCTTTAGAAAATACACAGGGTCCTGTGCACATTTTAGATATTCTGCTTTGATGACTGCTTTTATGTCACTCATTATTTTGCTAAGTCCGCTATTTGTATCCCAAAATAAGTTGGAATAATTATTGCAGCCGCTCCATATCCAAAATATAGCCACTTGTTTTCATACCAACTTGGTTTTGCTAACTTTGCCATTTTTTCATTGGCCACATTTTGTGCCTTCAAAGATTCTATTTGTTTACCCTTTGCCACTATTATTAAAGAATCAAGATTGGACTGTGATTCTAACTCATTAATTAATTTTTCTTGGTCTGTGATTACCACTTTCTGTGATGCTATCAACAAATCAGCCTTTTCAATTTTACCTTCCCATTGAGCATCTCGTTGTTTAATCATTTCCAGCGCTTCTTCTTGTGTAAATGTTGTCTGTCCGAATAGTGGGATGGATATCAATAATATCCAAAGATATTTCATATTCACTCCTTATCTAAGTAGATAAACTGTGCTTCCGGCACCAGTTACAGCTTTTTGAACTCCAATTTCATGAACGACACCAGCATCAAAAACATCACCAGCGGATGTTCCTCCACCCGAAAATGTTAATGTAATCTGTGATCTAGTTCCAGCTACTACGAATGCAGCGGCCTCATTTGAACCTGTTGCAAAAAAGGTTGTACTATTACCAACAAGGTGAACATTATTATATTTACCAAGATTACCTCTTACTGCAGGTGGTGTTCTATCTCCAATAGCCATTTTATTTTCTCCTTATATACATATATATAATTATTTACTCTTTGAAAACTTCCTTAAAAAATCTGCTGCATCTTCTACTTCATCATTTTCATAGGCCGTTTCCATCTTTTTGACCTCATTTTTTGTTCTGGTCAATTTTCTTTTTAAATTTGTTATTTCTTTTTTATTTTTATTTTTATGTTCTTGTAATTTTTCTATTTTTTTAACTACTTCTTTTGTTTTTTTCTTATTTTCTTTGATTACCTTCCCTAATTCCTTTACTTCTTTTGATTTATTAGCACTTAAAAGTGTACTTAAACCAAAAAGTCCTAAAATTGCAACTACTAACTTCTTTAACCACTCCATTATTTCATCTCCATTATTTTTTTATAAGTAGACTTACTCTCTAACTGTTTAGTTTTTGAAGGTTCATCAAAATCACTATCATCAGTATCATCATATTTTCCATATCCTTCCTCATCCCTATCAATTTTTTCATCAAAACCTTTATCAAAAATATTGACTTTTTTGTGTATTCTAAATGTAGTAGCCTTTCTTCCATTTATAGTCGGCATTCCGTGTTTATCTACACCTATATCTTTTATTACCATTTTCTTGTTTTTAAATTTTCCTACAAGTATAGTATCACCTTTTTTAACGTCTATTGTAATTGCCATTATTTAACTCCTTTTGGTAGTAAATCAACTAACTTGTTACCTTTCCATTCTCTACCTTTAACCTTACCCATTATTCTGTGGTCTTTCCATTGATTCCATAATTTTTTATTACTTGCAAAAACTTTTTGTCCACTCGGATTTACTTGTCTATACCCACTTGAACTTCCCATTTTCTGAGATCCCGGTTCGGGTGTTGCCGGTATTCCACCACTTTCACTTCCTTCAGGTGGTGTAGTAGGTTTTACCAAAGTTTCTGATGTTGACCAAAAATTTGCTGATTCTGGTGGAATGGTGTATTCTTGTTTTCTGTGAAATCCGTGTATTCCATACATTCTCTGTTTTGGTGATAATGGTGGTGTATCATCTCTTAACTCATTTGCTTTAACTTCTGAATTACCATCGGGATCACTTAAATATTTATAAAGTTTTCCTGCATCTCTTTTTGCCCGTCTTTCATTATTTAAACTGTCTGGTCCACCATAAATATTATCTGCTGCTGGAAAATCAACTTGTTGCATTCCACGAGTCAAACTTGCAGGTCCTACATATCGTCTTTCACCTCGTTTGGTGTATAATCCGTCTGGCCAGGCATCACCTGTAATTATACCTAAACCACTATTAGTACCTGTTGGGGAAGCTTCATTAATTAAATTCCATAATTTCTGTTCTAATATATTCACTATACTTTCCAACTTATCATAAGGTTTTGTCCATCAAGTTTTTCCGTTACATTATCTTCACGATTTAACTCTCCACCCAATCCCATTTCTATGATATTTTTTAAATCTTTAAATGTCAAATCTTTATCATCAAAAGGATGTGCCATATGTCCGTATGCTCCACCCTCTGTAATCAATTCTCTAAGTTCATCACTCCACCAATCTTTTGTTAATGGTTCATATTTTTCAACATGAAGTCTTGGTCGTTTCTTCTTACCACTAAATTTTGGATTTGGTTTATCTTCACCATCAACAGTTAAACCCTTTTCTTGCATTGAAGTATTTCGTGTTTCATCCCCTATTCTACCATCTGCATCAATACCTGAAGGAATTGGTGCCCCGGCCATTTGTTGGTCTTTATCAACTCCCATCCATTTAATTACAGTCCAACCTAAATTATCCATTACATCTCGTAAAGCTTTCTTATAGGGTTTTATCTTACCATAAGATATAGGATTTACTGCTCTATATGACATTGTATAATCTTCTTCGGGATCCATTGCTCCTTTACCCAAGATATACTGAACTACTTTCCATCCTAAATCATTTTGTAATGATTCTACCCAACCCTTAGATTCTTGTTTATAGTCTGTTAAAGTTTTGTAGAATGTAGGTGGTCCATCATCAGTAGGTGCATTTCTACCTGCAGTTCCTTCTTTTAAAATATCACTAATATCATTCTCAACTAAAAAATCACCTATGACATCACCACTAAATTCTTTTAAATAATCTCTCATTATACTCTCGAACTTCCCATCACATGAGACGTTGCAATTGTTGGTGTGTATGATAAGTGATATGTATTTCCACCTTTTGATAAATAAAAATGAGTTTTTACACCTGTCTTTTCTATCTTATATCCACTAAATCCTCTTTTCATATCTTTAATAAAATCTTTTAATTTATAAGTGCTCAATTCTCTACCAGGTCTAACGAAATCACCAATTTGATAATCCACCTCAATACCTTTTCTCTTATCAAATGTTATTGGTTTATTAAATCCAGCAGGTTTAGATACTTGAACATTGTAAGACTTGACCGTTTTACTTAACTTACCATATCCCAATTCTTTAGATTTCTTCTTAAATGCCTTATCAAAATCTTTAAGAAATTGTTTTGAAGCCCCATCTTCAGAATCTCTCATTGCACGGGTAGATGCTGTTTCATTTATTAGTATGTCTTTTAATTTAATCATCTTTTTTCCAAATTAAATGCCCTTGTCAACATTGCACCGGCATGTTGAAGTTTAAGACGAGCTTTATCATACTCCTTAAAGTATTTTATTAAAGTTCTATTCTTACTCTTTTTAATATCATCATCAAGTTCATACCAAAGTCGTCCATCACGAGTCTTATGAATATAATCTCCACCAACTTTTAATAATTTTTGGTGATTCCAAGAAATATCATCAATATCTACTTTTTCTTCCAATAATTTCTTCATTTTGATCATAAAAGTGAGCTCCTAATTGCTCTTATAGCATATCTTCTATAAGTTCTATCTGTAAATAAATATTTTAATGAATCACCATGTTTATTACTTTTAAATAATTTAACTAATTCATCTAAAATCTTTCCGGCTTCTTTATCGGATAATTTACCCTCTTTTATTAATTCTTTCATTTTAATCATTATCTTTTGTAATAATCTTCAAAACGTTTGTAAGCTGCTCGTTCATCAAATTTACCCTGACGTTTTACACCAATTTTGATTGCATCTATAAATGCATGCTTCAAACCAGGAGAATTAAAATCTGACATCATTTTGTTGATGTTATCGATTGACCTTCCAATTCCTGCAATGGCGTTTGTTAATGGCTTCTTAAGCCGTTTAGCCTGTTTTTCATCCGCGGCCGATACACTATCTTCATCAGCTTCACTCATCATATCTTTTAATTTAATCATTCATTTTCTCCAATATACACTGACACACTTATAAATATTAAATTTCAAAACTATTCAGTTTTTCTTCAACATCTTCTTTCATTTTATTTAATTCTTCGAGAGCTTCGTTAGACATTTCCTCAACCTTTTCCTTATTTTGACTCCATTTTTCAGTATGTAATTCTATATCTTGAACTCCTACCTGATCAAAAACTTCTAAAGGTTTCGAAGTCTCATCTTTCCAATCATCTATACTATTAATTTGATCTTTTATATAAGAAAGTTGATTATTTAACACCTTTTTTTCTTCCCATTCTTCATATTTACCCTCAATGCGAAGTTTATTCTCAAATTTTATTTGACAATCAAAACAATGATTATGTAATCTGTACATTTTATCATCCAGCCTCTGTTTCATCACTTTATTACATTCTGGACAAAACCAAGGTATTTTTGCATCCTTTAAAACGTCCATTCGGTCATTTCTTTTCTCTCTATCCGCCTTTACTTCATCCTGTCGTTTCTTTTTTGCTTCTAAATCTTCCATATGGACAAAAATTCGTTTTTCGGGTGTATTACCCTTCATAATATCTTGTCTTGCCTTAACGTGTCTTTGATGTTCGTTCATAAACTAACTCCTTTGTAACGAATCAAGTTTCATCTTGAATTTTAAATCTTCAAGTTCTTGATCCCTTTTCATTAATTCTATTTCTGCTTGTATATTTTTAATTTCACTCTGTTTATTAATTTCTTCTTCCAAATTAGATACCCTATTTTCTAATTTGTACCATCCACCACCTAATGCGCCCACCAAACCAATAATATTAATAATAAATTTAATATTATTCATCTTTTTCATCTTAAAAATTTCTTGAAAATCTTCGAAATCTTCCATACTACTCCTAAAAAGTGGTTAAAAGGTCATTAATCCAGTAATCTGATTAATTGGGGCGAAAGCGCCCGTAAATTTAAATGTTTTTCCATTATATTTGAAAACTATTCCCTCACTTGGAACTATTGAGTCTAATCCACCTATTGAATTCAATTTATCTAATTGTAATTTTAATGTATTAAGTTTTTTCAAGTCTCCACCACTTCTAACATTCTTAATGGCCGTATCTAATTGTTTTTTCACTCGTTGAACCGTAGAATCTGGACTTGCTGCTAACCAACCACTCACATTTTTCATTATTTCTGCTCCTACCTCAAAAAATAACTCCTCAAATGGTTTCATATTTGCTTTAACTATTGCTGCATGGTTATCTTTATCAACACCTAAAACCCATTCTAAAAATGCCGGGTATTTTTCTAAATCTTTTTTGATTGTAGCTATCTTATAACTCTTATCAAAAAATGCCCATCGTTTAACGAGTTTTTTCTCTACTTTATTGGGTATTCCAGATGTATACATACCTTCACCTTGTTTAATAAAATCTTCCCAAAACTTCTGATGGTAAAGTGCTAATGTATCATTGTCTTTTAATTTATATTCTCTTTGTAATTTGGATAATTTATTCAAAAAATACTTTTTCTTCTTGTCAAAATCTTGATGTTTAGGAACTGTAAGGAAATTTGGTTTTCCAATCTTATAATGTTTCTGTATATTTTGATTAACTTGTTTAATCATACCAGCCAACATTCTACCACTACCTTTTACCTCGCCTATAGCATTTCCACTATCATCGTATTCAAGTGCTCCATGAAATACAATTTCTGCCTTATCATAATTAATCACATTTGCTGACTTGGGCCACATAACTTCAAGATTCATCCAAGCCTTGCCGTTCATAAAAATCTTATTTCTTTGTTTATCACTCAATCTACCAATAGCCTTTTCTAAATCCTTTACGGCAAAACTAAAAGCATCCTCAATATCCCCCCTACCTTTAAATTTTGAGATTATTCCATTTGCGTCTAATGCAGTTTCACCTGAATTTTTAAGGTGACCTTTATTTCGAGCTGCTATCAGTTTTCCACCAGTTGCTTCAGTAATTCCTTCTTCCGTCCATTTAAATAACTTCTTAAACTTATTATGCATCATTAAATAAACACCCTCGTCAAAATAACCGAATGCATCTTTAAATAACTTCCGTCTTTCTTCGTCTGAAAATTTCTGTGAACCGAGTAATTCTCTCATTACCGTTCCACTAACTTCTTTTCCACCAACCTTTTTAGAAACGTGCGGTGCAGTCATAAAATATCCGTGTTCTTCATATCCTTTTAAATTGTTCTTATTCTTCTTATAATCTTGAAAATATGATAAACCACCACTTTTCTTCTTTCCACCAGCTAATCTTCCGGCATCCTTTTCTCCAAATATATATATCACGGCAGTGGTCTCGGAATCGTATTTTTTTAGCACTTTATTTGCCACCAATGGAACTCTTTCGTTTACAACTTCACTTGATGCAATACCCATTTTAGTTATATGACGAAGTTTTTCTTTATAATTCATAGGGTGTTTGGGTGGTTTCTTTATATTAGAAGTCGTAATATATGCGTCATCTACTTGTTTCTTTAACCATTCAAAAGTTTTTTTGTGATGTGGACCAAATGGTTGATATCTACCACCATAGATACCAACTACTTTTTTAATCTTTTTAGTATCTTCTAACAACCACTGCTCAAAAACTTCCATTGCTTCTCTCATACCACTTGTTTGTGTATCGTGATATTTGGCTCTATTATACATTGTTTCTACAATTTCTTTTTGTTCTGACTTGGCCCGATTTTTTATTGACTTAATAGTACTATTTGCTCTCTTCACCGAATCATATCCAGAACCCTTTATATAATCCAACATAGTTCGTGGGTAAAAATAACCCTCTCCTGCCTCATTAAGTTGTTCTAATTCATGTTCCTTCAAAATTGGATTTACAAGTTCTCCTACAAGAGCACTATATTTAGGTTTTTTCGTAGTTGGAACAAACTGTCTATATTTTTCCTGTGGAGCATGCTCATATTCTTTTACAATAAAACTGAGTTTAGACTCGTAATCATTTGGAAGTCTATTTTCTATACCAAGAAACTTTACTGCTCCTGGAATAAGATAAAGTATCATTTCTCTTTTATTTAAATTCATAATCAACTGACTTGATGTCCAAAGTTTATTCTGTGCCCTTACTAAATCGTATTTGGGTCCCTTATCTTGTTTATGATTATAAAACGCAGGAAACAGTTCTTTATAATGTGGTGTCTGATGAAGAACATTTAATGCATTCATCAATCTCAACTCTGAAGATAATTTGTCGGGGCCCCTTTGATAACCTTGTTCAGTATGTTCTATTCCGTGATTAGTTCTCACTATTGGTTCTTTACTTAAATCTTTTATCTTTACTACTGGTTTAACTCTACTCGTATTTTCTATTATTACAAATTTTTTACCAT